GAAGTTTGGACTACCTCTGATGCTACTCGTGATAATGTAAAGGGCAAAGGTGGATATTTCTTTAATATGGCTGAAAAAAGATGGAAAGATCGCCTTACCTTAAAATTACTAGACCTATATGAGTATGGATTATATTCTGATGTAGAGGCAGAAGATTTTAAGAAAGAAACACCTACCAAGAATTATAATAAGGCTTCAGATTATATGAAGAATAATATGAGGCAAATATTTAGTGCTAAAGGTGTTTACAATAAAGACAAAGCCGAATCTATATTTAGAACTTTAACTAAAACAGATGGTCAAAAAATAAAAGACTTAATGGAAAGTGGTAAAATAGATTTAGCAGTAACAGAGTTTTATAAATTAGGAGATAGTAATGAAGGATAGCGTTAAGGAAAGGCTTGAAGAACTCTTAAAGCAAAAAGCAGAGCTAGAACAAGCCTACCAAAGAACTATCGGTGCAATTTCTGTTTGTCAAGAATTATTAAATAATAAGGAGAAGAAAAAATGAGTGCAATGAAGTTTCAAATAGGTGAGCCTAAAAAACTTACTTTGGCTTTTGATGAGCCAAAAACTGGTACTAATTCATACGGAATGTGGTATATGTATGGAGTTAAAAGCGATATAGATAGCGACAAAGATTGTTTCTTTGCAACTGCATCTCTTCACGCAATGATTAAAACTTTGGGTGCAGGAGAGGGAGATGAAATCACTATTGAGAAATGTCAAGACGGAGAAATTACCTTTTTTAAGGTTAATGGGCTTACACTTAATGATATGAATAGTGGTGGATCGGCAGAAAAAATAGCAGAGGCATCACCAACACCAAGTGAGGTAGATAGACTAAAAACTATAATCAAGGAACTAGAGTCAGAGCTATCTGCTTATAAAGATTCCAAGTTAACAGATGCAGACATCCCTTTTTAATATTATAAATATGCCCAGTTTTAAGGAAATAACTTTTGAACAATTTTATAAGCTATATCCTAGAAGGGTTGGTAGATTTCTTGCCGAAAAATCATTCAAGAAACTATCAAGCAAGGATAAGTTTGAGGCTTATAATGGGCTTATAAATTATATTAAAGTTTGGAAGGCTAATGAAACAGAAAAGCAGTTCATACCTCATCCCTCTACCTTTATAAATCAAAGAAGGTGGGAGGATGAGATTGAGTTGCCTAAACAAAAAGCAGAGTATCGCAGAGATGTTACTGGAAGATTTTTTGTCGGTTTCTGTGCATCTTGCCGAGGCTCTGACACATTTAACGATTATGAACTAAAGGGCGATAGTAGGTGTTGCAAAGCCGAAATATTGCCAGAGAGGAAATAATGGACGAAAATCTTAAAATAGAAGAGTTTAGAGAATTTTTAGAGATAACCAAAAATATGTATGGAGATGAGCAGTTAGATAAGTTTTTAAAGACTTGTGTAAACTCTCTATGGATTATGTATGAACAAGGTTATGATATGCCTAAAAAGGCTTTACTCGAATTAAAAAAACACTTATAGGAGAGTATTATGGAATATACTAGAAATGTATATGTCGTCAGATACGAAGATGGCGATGTGGAATTTTGTTCCTTTTATTGCAACCAAGCAGAAGCAATGAAGGGCAAGACAGAGTTTAAAAGAAAGTTTGGCAAAGAAGGTAGTGTAGAAAAGAAAGCCGTACCTTATACCAAAAAAGGCTTTGTCGATCTATTTAAACGATACGCAGTAAAACACAGAGAAAGGATATAAAAATTTGAGGGGGAGGTTCTTAACTCTCGTTGGCTACTCACCAATCTCATCCTTCCCCTCACTACTATTATGAAAGAAAAAGTAAAAATGTTTAAAGAATTGACCTTCGTTTATATTATAAATGGCAAGAAATTTTTATGTAAGAAAAAAGCCGAACGATATTTAAAAAAGGTAAATAAAGACGCAGAATGATAAAAATCTATAATTCAGATTTTAGGGATTGCAAAATTGCAAAGGGGTTGACAATTACAGACCCGCCATATAATCAAGGCTATCATTATAATAATTATAAAGATAAAATGAGTGAAGAAGAATATATTATTCTTTTATCTAAAATACCTAAACCTTGTGTTATAATTCACTATCCTGAAGAAACTATAAACTTGCTTCCTAAAGCAATGGGTGTAAATTGTGAACAGGTTGTTTGTTGGGTTTATAATTCTAACACAGGTAAGCAAAGCAGGTTAATATCTTGGTGGGGCTGTAAGCCCGATTTCTCTAAAGTTTTGCAACCTTATAAGAATTTAGATGACAAAAGAATACAAAAAAGAATTGCAGAAGGAAAGGTTGGTTCAAAATTATATGATTGGTGGGAAATAAATCAAGTAAAAAATGTTTCTGACCAAAAATGGAATCACCCTTGCCAAATACCTGAAAAGGTAATACAAAACATTATATTAACTACTGCTGATAAAGGCGATAAAATTATAGATGTGTTTGCAGGAAGTGGCACCACAGGTTTTGTTGCAAACAAATTGGGTTTTGATTGCGATTTATATGAGATAGATAAAAAATATTGCGACATAATAGAAAAAAGAACTTTTCAAAGAGAGCTTTTTTGATAAAGATGCAGAAATGTAATATATGCGATTCTGAAATAGAAGAAGATAACGGAGATGTTATTGGCTATTTTGGGGGGAGTTCTGTTGCCTTCTGTGTTTGGTGTATTTCCTCTATGACAGATATGGTTATACAATGTCAAGGCTTTGATGATATAGATACATTACAAGAAAGAATAAACGATCTTAAACAGGAGAATAATAAATGAAATACATAGTATTAATTGCAGGAATAACGATTGCTAATGTTACTAACTTTGAGGTAACTAACAACGACACCACACACATACAAACCTATCATAGCAATGGGAATATTGAAAGCAAAGGCATAAAGGTGCATAAACTTAAACAAGGAGAGTGGACTTACTATACAGATAAAGGCTTTCCTTATAAAATAGAAAGATATAGAACTGGCAAGTTGTTAAGGTCTTTAAACTTGAGAGATTATAGTGGCTCATCCAAGTAAAGTAAAAGGCAACAAATTTGAAAGAGATGTTGTCAATAAAGCAAAAGAATTTGGGCTTGAATCAAAACGAGCCTACGCATCCAATGGAGAATCACTAGGTATGCACGCAGAAGTCGACCTTATAATTGAGGACTACAAAATACAGGCTAAAATACGCAAGAGTATTGCATCCTATTTAGTGCCTAATGAAAATGTAGATGCTCAAGTTATAAGGGAGGATAGGGGGGAGGCATACATTGTATTAAGGTTAGAAGATTGGTTGGAATTTATTAGCGGTAATTCTAACAATAATGTGGGAAGCTAATGGCGATAATATCATATAGAGGCGGAAGCATTGATGAGTATTGCTGCTAATAAAGACTCTTTAAAGTATTTAGACTATATTAGAGGATGTTATTGTCTAATATGCTTTTCAGAGAACCCAGATCCTGACCACCTTGAAGCAATCGGTATGGGAGGTAACCGCAAGAAACCCACACACAAACACTTCTCTTGCATACCACTCTGCCGATTGCATCATACAGAAAGACACGCAATAGGAAGCACAGAATTTGAAGCCAAATATAAAATTAACTTATGGAAAGAAGCATTTAAACTATTAAGGGAATATCATACAAATGTATGAACCAATAAGAAAACTTGTAAGCAAAGAAAACAAAATGAATTGTTGGGAATACTTAAAGACTCACAGCCTTGCAAATCGTGGAGTCTATGATGGCGACAAAGAAAAACAACTAACAGGATTGATTGCCGAAACAGAAACACATAAACTACTACTAGATGAATACCCAAACCTTAATGAAAAAGAAGATGGTTTTGATGGAGGAGTAGACATTAATTATCTAGGCTACACAATAGACGTTAAATCAATGGGAAGAAACTTTTACACCAAACCAGAGTATGTAAACAACTTTCCCAAACTGCAATCACATTATGTTTGTGATATGATTATATTTACATCTTTAAATAAGAAAACTAATATTATAGAGTTCTGTGGTTGGATATGGAAAAACGAAATAGATGATAAGGCTGATTTTTTTAAAAAAGGAGAGGTTAGAAATCGTGGCTTAAACGACACTATGGTAACATCTACTGACAATTATGAAATAAAAAATAGTAACTTGAGAGATATAAGGGAGATATTAGTATGAAATTTACAGGAAAGGTACAAAACGGATCGTTAAAAATGCACGACCCTGCTGGGCTTAAACGCTATTTAAACGGAATTAAGGGTGATGTGTGGATTGATATAAAAGTTGCTCCTAAAATGCGTTCTAGTGAGCAGAATAGCTATTATAGGACAGTTATAAGGCAACTTGGAAATCATCTAGGTTATAATGAAGATGAAATGCACGAAGTTATTAAACTTAAATTTCAAATAGAGTCTACAAAAGACCTTACCAAAGATGAATTTAGCGACTTACTAGATAGAGTTATAAGGTTTTCAGCAACACTTGGTTTTGCAGTTCAAGACCCTCGCAGAGCATTATAAATCGGTCTATAATTTTTAAATTACCAAACCTCTCTAACACTCATAGAAACATTCCAAGTCTGATAGGCTATTTGCTTAAAAGATATAGAGTCTTGGTCTAGCATACATATTGCAAATTCCAGATTATCGGCTTTTGAATCACAGCAGAATATAAATGGCAAGGCTCCGTTTTTGGTAAGTTTAAAAAACGTACTCATAGAAGTGTCAAAATTAGCTACATTATAAGCATCCTCAACACCATTGCTAAAACTAT